AAGTTCTCAGTGGCAGTGTCTCATTTGGATACAGAGGAGCTTCTTATAAACTAGACAACAATGGTTACCACTTCAGTAACAATCCAGTTGATGCTGGTTCTATTGACCACCTCGTCGCTTTAGTATCGCCTGGCATTGCATATGCTGACGGATACCGCAGAGAATTTTACGCGAAGACTCCTATAAAGATACGGAAGGGTACGTCCACCGAAGTCAAAGAAGGCCTCGATGTTACAATGGGGTACGGAAACTACTTCAACGTAAAAGAAGTGGCTGGTGTATTTAACATAGAAGATGGAGCAATATGTAATATTGGATACTATGGTTCGGTTGGTTCTCAAACTGCCGCTACTGCTGTCACGGATGCTACATTCGGTGCCCATGCTGCTCTGCAATCAACCGTTGGTACTTGTCGTGTTCGGGCCCTAAAGAGGGCTTCTGGAACCGTGGGAACCGCTACTTGCCAGTACAGACTCTTTGTATACGATGTAAAAATAACCGGCGGGTCTTTAAAAGACGCCAGAAGTATTCAATTCCCCAACAGTACAGATAGTGGTTTTGCTGATATTATATTACAAGACAACAATGGTGATGGTACTGCTGACGAAGCTGTACTATTCGGAACAGAATATAACAAATTAATATACCCAACGCCTTGGCAAGCAACAAAAACTCTTGCCGCTGCTGCTGGTGGAACATATGATACAGCATATTATTACACGGAAGAATTCAATGTAACTGTTGCTTCCAATGGTACGTTCAGTCTCAGTACATCTAGTTTGGGGTCTGGTGTAATTTTCCCGTTTACTGCTGGTTCTATGACGCAGGCTTTACTAGATAATAAAATTCACATGGTTTGTAAGACTACTGGCATAACCAATTTAGGATACGGAACCGTATCTGGTTCTGAGGGTAGAGTTGCGAGATTAACCCCCGCCATGGTTACTGCCGTTTCCAGTGGACAATCCATGTCGTTTGATATGGGTAATCCAAGTGCAGGGTACGATGCTTACTTACAAGTAGAAGTAAAAGTTGTTGATGCTATACCAGTACCCAAGGCAATCAATATTGGACGGTATGTTAAATTAGATACGCGAGATAATGTTGGTGGTGCTAACGGGCCATTCCCACTTGGTATCGTAGACGTACTGAATATCGAAGCAGTCTATGTTTCGTCAGATATGAATAATTGGGCCGATGATACGGATGCTGTCAAACCAGTTAACTACATAAATGATTTCATCTTAGATAATGGACAATCGGATAATTTCTATGGACATGCGCGACTCATTAAGAAAGGTTCTAGTACACTCACAACCGCTTCTAGATTACTTACAGTTAAACTTAGTCACTTTACTGCCAATTATGGTGCTTCTACTGGAACATATTTCGCTAAAAATTCATATCCAATAGATGATAGTGGTGCAAGTGGCATTTACACGTTTGAGATACCTACATTTTCCTCTGAGAGACTAGGGGAATACCAGTTAAGAGATGCCATTGACTTTAGACCTAGAGTTAAGGGTACTGCTGTGTCTACTACGTCACTTGCCGCTGCTACTAATAACCCATATCACACAGATGATTTAGATTTGCCTACGAATGGTTGTCAATTCCCTACTCCGAATAGTTCATTCTCTACAGACGTAGAATACTATTTGCCGAGGGTTGACAAACTTGTAATCAGTAAGTCCGGTACGATGAGAATAGTCGAAGGCGTTTCTAGTCTGCCTGCTAAACCACCGGCACTTGGTGATGCAATGCAGATTGCTGAAATACAAGTTCCACCTTTCCCATCATTGGCGCCCGCGTTTGCAGAGAGATATGGTCAAGAATTAAATGCCGTCTATCACAAATTAAAAGGGCAAAACAAACGATATTCTATGAGGGATATTGGTGCCATAGAAAAGAGAATTAATAGACTAGAATATTATCTCGCTCTAAGTCTGATGGAGATGCAAGCTAAAGACCAGATAATTTTGGATTCAAACGGGAATGACCGATTCAAAAATGGCATCTATGTTAACCCATTTGATAGTGATTTATTAAGTGATTTGTCTGCGCCAGAGTATTCAGCTTCCTATGATTCGTCTAGGAAACGATTAGGGCCTTCATTCAATGACTTCCAAGTTGACTTGATATTAAACCCTTCACATGGTACTTCTGGTTGGACTCAACAAGGTAGTATGATTACTAGACCGTATACATTAAGTGCTGGTAACGAAAATCGATTTGCGACCAAAGTACGAAACTGCGTTGGCGAATTGCAGTTTACCTATGATGGTGAGATGGATGTTCACCCTCGTTCTGACACTGGTAGTCAGATGAAAACCGCAATGCAAAAAAATACAATCACATCCTCCAATGGAACGAATATCGCTGACCAGATAAAATTGGTTAACTCTTCTAAGGATGTTGTGGGATTTGAAACTAACTTTGAGATGGGGGCCTTAACCGCTGACAACAAATTCGTTGTCGGGCAGACCAGAACATCTATCAAAGAAGCCATCACCATCGATGGTGGTGGTGATGCCAGTGGCACAATCACTGGGGATGTCGCTGGTGGTGGTATCACCTCTATAGGTAATCGCGCAAGAAGTGGGTGGTTTGAACAGGTCGGTGAATCTTCAATCGGAGGAGATATTGGTGGTAACATTAAGGCCAGTGTGTCTCTGAATCAGACAATGGAAGTATCTGACATTCAACAAACTACCATCAATATGATTCAAACCGCAGAAGCTGGGCCCATCCATAAAGTGACCAACAATATGGGTACGTCTGTAAAAGACGTAAGTTTGTTGCCTAACATGTCGGGAAATAAGGTTGGTGTTAGGGTTCGCAGATTGAAACCCAATACACGACTGTACTTCTTCTTTGATGATATTGACCAAACTCCTCGATGTTTGCCATGTGATGCTGTCAAATTTGACGCGCTACTCCCTACATGGAAAGCTTCAGGAAACCGTTCAGCGGTGATAATGGAACAGACTAAGTTGACTGGCGTGCCACTGGGCGGTGCATCAAATGTTTCCAAAAATTACAACTACTCACCTACATCTCCCGCTGTATTTGGTTCACCCATCCACACCGACCAAAATGGTGACGCAGCATTTGTCTACCACTTACCTCGCGGTCAGGTGCAGGGGGACGGTCAGTATGTATCGGCAGATTTAGGTACTCCTACATTTGGTGTAGGTACTCGTAGAATGCGAGTAACGGATGACCCAACAGATAGATTTAACTTTACAACGACATCGGCAGAAGAAACTTACTCCGCTTTCTCTATACAATCATGGACACAACAAACAGAACTTGTGATAGAAACCCACACGGTTAAACTTGGTGTTCGGCGGGATGCGGAGAATCCACAGACCAAACTTGTTGGTACTGTAGTAACCGATGTTAACCTGCAACCTGGCTCAATGTCAGTTGATGCGAGTTTGGATGCTAGTATTGATGCAACTAACCCGTCATTTATTCATCACCCGCCAGTATTCCAAGGTGACCCAATCGCACAGACATTCGGTATTGGTAATGCACCAAATGGTGCGTTCGTCAAGAAGGTTAGAGTATTCTTTAGGGACAGGCCCGGACAAACTGCAAACACGGTAAATACTGCCACCAATACGAGTAAGGGTATCACATGTGAAATCAGAAAAGTTTTGAATGGTTTCCCGACTGCCACGGTTCTGGCTGGTGCTCGGAAATTCTTGAAACACACCGAAGTAAAAACTACCCCAGACACATCTGGTGGCAAACAAACAAACTACACATATACCGAACAGTATGCTACTGACTTTGAGTTTGATGAACCGATTTATGTTGCACCAAACGAAGAATATGCATTCGTTCTTTTACCACAGGCGAATGACCCGAACTACAATATTTGGGTTTCCAAGTTGGGTGAAAATAAGATAGGAACTACTCAGAGAGTTACCGCAGAAGAAACTACCATTGGTGGTATGTTGTTTACATCATCTAACAACAGGGCATGGAGTCCCCACCAAACAGAAGATATTAAATATGTTGTATTCTACGAACAATTTACCGTGGGTACTGGAACAGTAGAATTTACAAATGATGATGCTGAGTATACCATTTGTAGTGACTACTTGAACGGTAGACCCGTTGACGGACAGACGGTACACGCATTCAAAGTGGGTATTGTATCTGGGGGTTCTGGGTATAGTGTAAACAATATTATCACGCTGAATGGAATTTCAAAAACAGATTCGGCCGAGAATCACTTAAACGGGAGTGGCGTGAAACTAAAAGTCACCGCTGTTTCCGGTGGTGCAGTAACTGGTGCGGTAGTTGTTGATGGTGGAGTAGGATTCAAGTTGGTACTTGACAAAGACTCCCCCGTCATTCTTGACCCAGATACTACAGGACAATCATCCGTTGCGCCCGCTGGTGCTTCTGGTGCTACCTTCTCGCTCAAGATGAAGTATGGTAACGTGGAAGAAGTTGACCCGTTAACAGAGAAAATAGACATTACCTATAACAGATTAACTGTTGCTGCCGCTCATAGTGACGCAGACAGATTCTTTGCTGCGAATGATGTTCTTGGTACAGGTGAACCACTCACCGCCGGTGGTGAAATAGGTTACAATAGAAACACTACTTTCAAGATTGCAAGTATCTATAATAAGGTCTTCAATAACTTCAGAACAAATATGACGGCTAAAGAATTCCCAGAAGCGCAGTTAGGTTATAAAATCTGTTCTACTAATTCAGCCGGTGCTAGTACCGCTGGGACAACATTCACTGACATGCTTCCTGTTGTGAGACAGGGGTTGACCACAGAAAAGGCAGTATATTCTGCGTCAAAAGAAGCTGCATTTAGTGGTGGTAACCGATTGGCGAAGAAGAGTTATCGACACCGCTACTCGTTGAATACAACGACTGCTGACTTATCGCCGGTGCTTTCTCTCTATCGTAATTCTGTAATTACTAGGAGTTATGAGATAAACAATGATACCACGAATGAAACAGGTAACGCCGGTAATGCAAAATCGAAATTCCTTTCTAGGGTAGTACGACTTGCTGATGGACAGGAAGCTGAAGATGTGAGACTTTCAGTCGCGCTGAGGATGCCGCAGGGTTCAAGTTTCAAGATTTACTTTAAGGGACAGGCTCAGGAAGATGACGGAAATTTCCAACGAGATTTACCTTGGGTAGAAATGGAGTATGATGATACTACTCCTGCTGGATTCTCGATGGCACAGAATCAATTCATCGACTTCAACTTTAAACTTCCTAGTACCGCTACTGATTCTGCTGGGGTGTTTACATACTCCAGTAGTCGTGTAAATGCACTAACGATTGGTACTGCTGGTAGTGGTATTGCTAATACAAGTGATGTGGATTTCTTCATAAGTGGGGGTGGCACGCCAAGCGCACAGGCAGCAATCAAGACTACGACATTGAATAATGGTGGACTCTCCACTGTCGAGATTGTTAACCCAGGCCGTGGATATGGGTCTGCACCAACAATCAAGGTATTTAGAGACCATACAGTAAGTACTCAATTTGCGGTCAACACTATTGTTGCTCACACCAATGGCAAGATATACAAAGCAACAATCGGTGGGACATCTGGTGCCGCTTCTCCGCCTACGCACACAAGTGGAACTGCGACTGATGGTGGTATAACGTGGACATTCTTGGGAACAAGACCCGTAGTAACCGCTACTGTCGCCGCTACTAGTTTCAAGAGATTCAAATACTACTCTGCGAAACTGGTCATGCTTTCTACAAATACTTCTGTAATACCAGAAGCAAAACAGTTGAGGATTATCGCCTTACAGGCGTGATAAATAACTATGAAAACTCAGGTATCTAGTTCAGAGTACGAAAGAGACAATACATCTGGTGGTCTTATTAACGTGGATCATAATGGGTTGGCTGCATACAAAAAGAGAAAGTTTTTATCGAACAAACGGACAACTCAGATAGATGAAATGTCGAATGATATAAATAGTCTCAAAGAAGATTTCCAAGAAATCAAAAGCATTTTAATGCAACTTGTTAATAATATTGATAAATAACAGATAGGGACGAACATGACTACTATAACACTCAGAGCTTCCAAGGGTTCTCCACTTACCAATACTGAGGTGGATACTAACTTTAGTAACCTCAACAATGATAAGTATGAATCTGGAAACAATGTTGTGGTTGGGACTCTTACTGCTAGTGGTAATGTTACATTTGGCATCGCTGCCACTGTATCCGCTGCTGGTAGTACTCAGGGTAACGCAACCGCATTAACTAAAACATATAATATCGTATCGACTGCTTCATTGAACCAAGGTATACTTCTACCTTCTGCCGCTGCTGGTCTGGTAATAAACATCTACAATGTGAGTGGGGCTACTATCAAAGTATATCCCGCTTCTACAGAAACCATCGATGGTGGTTCTGCAAACGCCCCCGTATCAGTAGTAACTGCTAATGGTGCTGAGTTGATAGGTGTTAGTACTGGTGGATGGAGACAAGTAGGTTCTGGTGGAACCAATGTCGCAGACTTGATAGTAAATACAAGTGTTCAATTACTTGGTTCAACACAGTTTGGTGTGACTGCTGCAGTATCTACTGCCGGTTCTGGTCAAGGTGATGCAACTGGGTTGACAGAAACAATGAATGTAATCGGCACTGTCGGTGCTGCCACACAGGGTGTTGTTTTACCAACCGCCGCTGCTGGTTTACATCTTGTTGTATCGAATACTACCACCACAGACTGTAAATTGTATCCCGCGAGTTCCGATAAGATTGATGGTGGATCGGCAAACGCTGCTGTAACACTACCTGCTAAGACTACATTTACTTTAACATGTAAAGATGCAACGGATTGGATTAAACATAGAGGCCTCGCCGTCTATAATTCATCTGGTACGTTACTTAATTAAGGAGAACTTGAATGGCAGGCCCAGTAACATTAAAAGCAGGAGCTTATCCAGCTGCAGCGGGAGGACTTCAAGGACTCCGCGAGTTGACCGCAGTCGAAATAAAGAACCAAGTAGCGGGAGTGGTGACTCTAAAATTTGCCACCGATACTGATGGTAACGGTACTGGCGAACTCAAAATAGTTACGGGTGGTTCTGCCGCAGCAACCGAAGTAGGAACATTCTCAAACAGAGAAAGAAATGAAACGGTAGGAACACACCCCGCTGGTGGAGCTATAACAACTACCGTCTATCGATTGAATCAGGCTACTGGTGCTGTTAGTGAAAGTTCTCAAATCAACCCTCTGAGGTGGACAGGAACGTCCGTAGAACAAGCCACAGACACGGAACTAGATACAGAAGTACTAGACCTCGTTATAACTGCAATGTGCGCTGAGGATGCAAATACGGTTGGCCAATACAAAATTGGAACATCTTCACCCTCCGGTGGAACTTGGACGAGTCGGTACACGTTTACTGAAACTCAGGTTGATGGAACAGACGTAGCTTACAATCTTTACCAAAAAACTGCGCCCACTACTGCTGCTGGTACAGACACGAACATTCTATTGAAAGCCGCTACGGCAGGTGAACCGCAGGAAATGTCTGCTGCAAACCTACAAACATTAGTTCCCGCATTCAGAAACCGAATCATTGCTGGTGGTGTTGGAAAATACTTACTACAAACTGGTTCACCTTCTGCAACTGGAACTTGGGTACAGATGGGTTCAACCATGACTGACCAGTTAAAGAGTATCTCTAATGTGAACTACTCTGGAAACTACACTGGTTCTTATACTGGTTACTACAATAGATTCTTTGCTGGATTCCTTAACGGTGCTTATGCCGGTTCATACTCTGGTACATACACTGGTACTTACGCTGGTGCAACTGTACTGACATCTAGTGCTACTCAGGAAACGAAACAACTGTTCATACGAACCGCTTAAATGTGTTATAAATATAGGGGTAGGTGATATCAACACCGCCCCTATTTAAATTATGAGGATTTATTATGACCGAAAACACTCCGAAGTACCGCAACCCCCGATGGATAGATAAAGAAACCCGTTCACTATTTTGTGAAATATTGGTTGGTGAATCATATCGGCCCGCTCAAATCAATGTTGGTAACATAACAGAAGGATTGGTTAATGCCGACTTCACTGCCATCTTGGAAGAGTTCAGTGAAGAAGATATTCAATCAAACACCGATGCCCATGTAATTGCCTGCGAAGAGAATTCAGAGAAGGAAGACCAGCAACGAGAAGTTCACAAGAACCGATTGATGCAAGAAGCCCTGTTCAATATGAAATTGGAAGCATTTGAAATCCCTGCCATCAAAGACTCAGACGATAAACGATTCAAGAAATTGATTCGCAAATCAAAGACTCAGTTAGAAGTTCAGGCTTATGTAACCATGTTACTACAGTCAGAAGCACTCTATGACTCACCAAATACATTCAAACCAGATGGTACGTTCCCAGAACTCGCCGCGCAGGACATTGCCGAAAATGACTAAGGGCTACATATATGTAGCTTCTCTTAGAAAAGATTATTACATCGCTGCGAAAAAATCCGCAGAGTCCCTCAAAGATTTCTATCCAGAAGCTAACGTAACTCTATTCACTCACGCAGATTGGGTAGAACTCGATGACTACAAACTCTTTGACCAGATAAGAACGCATGACGGGTTGGGCAATGATATGCCTATGAACAACCGAGCAAAGTTGTGGGCGTTGTCTACAAGTCCATACGATGTCACGATGTATCTAGACTGTGACACTATGATAGAACACGAAGACATTAGATATGCATTCGACCATCTAAAAGACAACGATGTGATATTCACACTGAACCGCCCCTACAATGCAAAGATAACAAAACTGAATGATGATGAGAGTATGAAATACCACTGCGGTATCTTTGTATATCGCAAGAACAAAGCAACAACAAAGTTGATGGATGATTGGTACAAGTATTATTTAATTCAAAGTGCGCCGATGCATGATGTCAGTCCGTATCCAGAATCGGTCAAACCGTGGGATACATTTACGATGTGGTACTTGCTAAACAAAACGGCACACAAAGATACCGTTACTGTTGGAGAGTTTGAGTCACCCGATGCTAGGTGGAATTTTGTTGTCGGTCAGAAACCAGAAGAATTGGATGGCACCGAAGTTATAATTAGACATTATCTACTGAATAGGCATATAGATAAATGGAAACATTGAAGGTAGTAAACCCAGAGTTGTTGGACATTCTTCACGAGTGGATGGATTTCTACGATGAACATTCGTTCGACAATGATTTACCCTTGGACGAAAGACGATTCGGTGATAGGGGCATGGAATATTATACCTCAGAAGAATATCTCAAAGAAGTTCAGTCTAAGGGATTAGACCACAAGGGCCCGCCGGAGTTTGCAAAGGTATGCGACTTTCACAATACACATGGCGTCAACAAAGAACTTATGCGGAAATCTTTATCTACATGCGCGGAGTTGTCTGCTTGGTTATGTGCGAAATTTAATGCCGTCCATGTCTATTATCCCGCCGGTGGTTTCATGGCGTGGCATAACAATTGGGATGTGCCTGGCTATAATATTCTTATGTCTCACAGTGAAGGCACTGGATTCTTCCGGCATGTAAAGGACGGCAAAGTCGAGACCATCACTGACCCAGTGGGTTGGAATATCAAGATAGGGTATTATGGTGGTAAAGAAGAACCATACTGGCACACCGCTGGAAGTACCGGCCCTAGACAAACATTTGGGTTTGTTATCCCCCACAAAGGATTGTGGGAGGACATGATAAAAGACATCACCACCATAAATGCAGTCTAGAAGAAACCTTCTCTCTGGCCGATAATCATATATCGGTCAAAGTCTTTCTTTCCTTCCCACGAGTAATATACTTGTTGTTTGGTTCCCTCGTACCCACACTCTGATATACCCACCTGTTCCTTCAGTGCGTCTATAGAGTTGACACAGTTGATGCCATACATCTCTTCAACCACGTTTGAATTCTGCATTGCATAGACTGCGTTGGGATTCTTGCCGTTGAGTTCTGTTAACGGATACATCTGTTCCGTGTGAATACAAATTACCACATCAACATCAATCTTGTTTAGATTCTCAAACTCAAATGGGATGTCCATGTTCCAATGTCGGATGTTTACAAACTTCTCTTGGGCGTAATATTTGTGGAATGACTTGGACAGAGTAATACTTTCCTCATCCATATCGACTAGGTGTATCTGACCTACATCTAAATTCTCACATAGAAGAGGAACCATAGGAACACCCAACCAAGAATTCAGTATTAATATTCTGAGGTTTCCTTGTTTAGTATAATATTCTTCTAAGTATTTTTTAAGTTCTTCAACCAACCAGATTGAGGCCTCCATATTATTTTCTTGTAGAGACTGCCTAAAATCTGTTAGTTTATGGGGCATTTTGTTTTCTATAATATGTAACGCTTCACCCCAGTGTTTCAAATTATTCAAAAAATTAAAATTTAACATCTTCACCTTTTCCCATTGAGTCGAAAATACAAATGTATGGTAGTTCCCTGTAGGTATGTTTTTCTATGTCGTGTGGAAATATATAGCCTTGGTTAAAACTATACACCCAACCGATAGGAAACAATTTGATTTTGGTTATTCTTCTGTTGTAGAAGAAGTTGTCAAGACCACGATAGTACCATAGTATTTGTTTTCGATGTTTATTAAAGTATTCTGTAATCTCTTCCGTGTTCAACTCATCATTCCACCTAAGAACCGAAGAGTTTAGATCGGTATATTTATGCGGAATGTGTCTAGTGTTTTTATAAGAAGATTCTAAGTCGTGCCACCATGTCTTCACGAAACAAAGATTATCTTCTGGTTCGTAGTTCACAATTGAGTCTATGTTTTGTTGTAGTATAGTATCGATGTCAAAGAACATCTTCTCTCCCTTCTGGGAGACAATACTAGTATCAAAGAGATACATCTTGTTCCACCATTTAGCCAGTTTGTTTCCGCCCGGCAAAGCTAACGGGGTAATGTTCTCATCCAATCCTTTTGGATTTTCTGTCAGACAAAAGAAATTAAAGTCGCAAGTCACAAACTCTAGACACGCTTCATAGATTTTGTTTACATGTTGGTGATTGTATTTCTCACCCCATTTTACCGTGTAAATATTCATTACCATTGGTGGACATTTCCTGCAATTATAAAGAAACATGTAATAAAATTTACGAGTACCACGACAGTTCTAATCATTGCAATCTTATCTGCCTCGATGTCGGTGTTTCCTTCCTTCTCACCCAGACTCTTGGCCCACAATCTCCAGTACGTTTTCATCTCCAATGCTCCAATAGTTTAGGATCTGCGAGTTCATCCTGTTTTATAGTACCTCTACTTTCATCTTCAAATGGTAATAGGTCAACATTGAATACGCAGAGTATACAGTTCGGTCTGTATATACCAATATTTAAATCATCTTCATCCCATGACCGCCCTCTATTATATGAGTACGCCATGTGCGAGGGGAAGTTGTCCCAAAGTTTTGCACCATACTCTCCCCATCTCCAAGAGTGGTAATTATCCGTGCCGTCTGTGAAGGTAAACCAAATCTTTTCTTGATTTTTTAGAACATCATTCCAGATAGGTTCTGCCTGATCATCACTCCACACTTGACAACTGCCATTCGTGTATGCACCATGAGACAGTTTGAATTGCCTGGTCTTCATTGGTCTAGGGTCTTGCCACCAAGACCGCATCTTAGTTGGTTGTTCGGTGTTGTACGTTAAGAGAGGCGTGATATCACCTTGGATTATTATATCCAAATCAAAGAAGATGAAACGTCCAGTTGGTTTATCTGCGGCAAAATTGTGCGTGTTAAACACGAAGGTTTTTGGTCTATCCCAACAACGCGCCATGCCATACTTAAAGTCATCTGCGCCGAACCAGTATTTTGGGTGGATGTTAGGGATGTCTGGGAATGGGATAACTTTAATATCGGGGTCAAATCCCTCAGCATTGTCGGTATAACAGTAGAAATGGAAATCCATTGTCGTGGGTGTATTGCGTTTAGACATGTTATAAAGGCGATTAACAAAATGTGGGCCGTACTTGTCTCCCCATTTAGCACATACTACATTAACTCGCATGGCAACCACCACACTTTTTATTACAAATATTCAAAGGATTCCTCTTTAAACTTTCACTTATATTTTCAAAGTCATTATTATATATAACCTCGCCCACGGTGAAATGGATTAAATTATTGTACTTACTATTGTATGTGTAGTCGATGGGGTGGTATGGCAATACCCTATTCT